AGGCGCCATGTCACCCCCCGCTAGGCGCCTGGCCGCCGCCATGAGGGTCGGATCCACCCTGGTCACTGTCGGGGGGGCCACGACGGGTCGACGTACGACGGGACCGTGGCGGGGTGCTGGCCACGGTGGCCGGTGCTAGCCGGGTGGTGTGTTGGATCCGTCTGTTGCGATCGGGCATGGGGTGATTCCTTCCCGTCCGGGGGCCCTTGACCCGTGGTCACGGGGCCGAGACAATGCGACTTAGATACTGCGACTTGCCACGTTAGGCCAACTTTATGGCAATTCATAGACAACCACTATCTGTACGGACGATGTTAGGACACTCATTCCCCTACGGCCCCGCTGAGAGCGACGACATGCCCCCTCTGACAATGGACGACCTCGACACCCTCCGCACCTACGAGGAGGTAGGGGAACGCCTCAGCGTGTCGGCCCGAACCGTGGCCCGCCTGGTCTCCACCGGTGAGCTCGGGGTGGTCCGGATCGGCGCCGGCCGCGGACACCCCCGCGTTCCCGAGAGGGAGATCGTGGACTACCTCAACCGGCGCCATAAGCGCGCCGACCCGAGACCGAGCCGCGACAACCGCTGACCGGGGGCCGGGCTATGCCTCACCCCGTCTACGCCGCGGCCGCCGCCGTGGCCCCCGAGTACACCTATCCCGCCGATGTGGTCGACGCCGCCGCTACGCTGTACGACGCCACCCTCGACCTCCTCGACCGGCGCCCGATGTTCGGGGACGTGGCCGAGGCCCTGGCCCTGGGGATCCTGTCTGTGGTCGACTACCTCGGCCCGGACACGGTGGCCCTGACGCTGTACCGACGCCGCGAGACGCCGGCCGTGGCCCTGACCCGGGAACGGTTCGGCCGATGAACCGGGATGAGCTGATCCGCGATCAACGCGCGTTCCAATCGTGGCGGCCGGAATCTGAAACCGCGTTCCTTGTGGACTACATGGCCGCCCGGGATATCCCCTACTGCGAGGCGTGCCACGACTGGCACGCCCCCGATGAGGTGCACTCGACGTTCGACGGGTGGGAGACCCGGTGACCGGGCCGCGGCTCAAGACCCGGAAGTACGGCGCCACCGGCCACGGCTACACCCTCGACGGGGCCAAAGTCCCCGGCGTCACCGCGATCCTCGGCGCGCTCCCCAAGCAGCTGAAGCAATGGGCCGCCGACTGTGCCGCGAATTACGCCGTCGAGCATTGGGCCGAGCTCACCGAGCAACCCCTCACCAAACGGCTCGACGCCATGCGATACGCCCACCGCGACGTCGTCGGGGCCGCCGCGCTGCGAGGCACCACCGTCCACCGGTACGGGGAGGATCTCGTGCACGGCCGGCCCGTCGAGGATCCCGAATACCTCGGCCCGGCCCAGGCTTACGCCCGGTTTCTCGACCGGTGGCAGATCGAGCCGATCGCCACTGAGACCCCGATCGCCTCGACCGTCCACCGGTACGGGGGCCGGCCGGACCTATGGGCCACCATCGGAGTCCGCGACGGGGCTACGGCCCTGGTCGACCTCAAGACCGGGAAGAACGTCTACGAGGACGTTGTCCTGCAGCTCGCCGGCTACCGGTGGGCCGATCTGTGGCAACCGGACGGGCCCGACTCTGAGACCACCCTCGAGCCTGTCGAGCTGGTGTACGTCGCCCATATCGGCCCCGACGACGTCCGGATGATCCCCGTCGACATGGGCAACCCGGACCCGGGCCATAACCCTCACTACCGGCAGTTCCTTTACACCCTGCAGACCCATCTATGGCTCGAGGCCCACGGTTACCGAGGCCCCGAACCGCTACTAGGCGAGGCCGAGACACCATGACCCTCGAGACGCTCGACACCCCCGGGACGGCCCTGGCCCCGATCACCCCACCCGATACCGATTCATGGGTCGAGGTAGTCGGCCAAGTCGCCAAGCTCGCCGCCCATATCGCAGACACCGAGTTTGTTCCCAAGGGGCTGAGGGGCTCGGCCGCTGCTGTCACCGCCGCGATCCTCTACGGCCGGGAGATCGGCCTCCCCCCCATGACGGCCCTAACCCAAGTGCATGTAGTCGAAGGCCGACCGGGCCTGGCGGCCGAGGGTATGCGGGCCCTGATCCTGGCCGCGGGTCACGACTTCGAGGTGGTCGACGCCACCGGGGCTAGTGCCACCGTCCGGGGCCGGCGCCGCGGATCCGGCCGGTGGGCCCCCGTGGTCTGGAACCTCGACATGGCCCGCGCTGCTGGTCTGATCAAAGAGAAATCCAATTGGGTGAAGTACCCGCGGGCAATGCTGGTAGCCCGGGCTACCGTCGAGCTCGCCCGGCAGCTGTTCCCCGATGTGATCCACGGATTCCGGGCCCTCGAGGAGCTGGCCGACGACCCGGGGACCCCCGACGAGGCGCCGGCCCAGATCGAAGGGCCGACCACGACGGTACGGCGTACGCCACGCGCCCCGCGGAAGGCCGCGGCCCCGAAAGTGGACCTACCCCCCACCGAGGGGTCTGATAGGCCCACGCCGCCCCCACCCCTGCCGGGGGAGGACGGATATTCCGAGACCCCCACCATCGGGGACGGTTCGCCCCCCCCGGCCGACCCCCCGGTGGTGGGGCCTGACACCTCGACAGGGGAGGAGGCCCCTCGCCTGGCCGAGGCCCCTGTCGAGGCCGAGCCGGATGTGGTCGAGGCCGAGATCGTGGACACCCCCGAGACCACCGACGAGATCGAGGTGGTCGAGGACCGTGAACCGCGGGCCCGAGGTGTCGACATCCAAGCTGTTCGGCTCACCTTCGAGAAGAAGCTAGGGGTGGCCGACCGAGACACCCGCCTGGCGTATGTGTCCGCAATCATCGGCCGGGAGATCGACACCACCACGGCCCTCACCCGGCGTGAGGCCGGGACGATCCTCGACACCCTCGGCTACTGCAACACCACCACCGACCTCGATAACGCCGTATCCGCTGCTGTGGCACACCGTGAGGCCACCGAAGGCACCGACACGCCATGACCGCGGGGCCGCGAGTGATCGCCTACGGGGGAGGTGTCCAATCCACCGCGCTGCTGGTGCTGGCCGCCACGGGCCGAATCGAGTTCCCCACGTTCCTGTTCTGCAACGTAGGCGACGACTCCGAACACCCCGACACCCTCGCCTATGTGCGAGAAGTGGCCGTACCGTACGCCGCGGCCAACGGGATCACCCTCGAGATCCTCGACCGGCACCGCCGCGACGGGACCACCGAAACCCTCTACGGCCGACTCACCGCCCCCGAGTCGAGATCTCTCCCGATCCCCGTCCGAATGGCCAACGGGGCCCCCGGGCAACGATCATGCACCGCCGATTTCAAGATCCGGGTAATCGCCAAGTGGACCAAGGCCCGAGGCGCCACCCCCGAGACGCCGGCCACCATTGGGATCGGCATATCGGTGGACGAGATCGAACGCGCCAACAATCGGAAGGTCGAGCCTCACGAGGAGATCGTGTATCCGCTGCTCGAGCTCGGCCTACGCCGCACCGATTGCCAACGGGTGATCCTCGAGGCCGGCCTACCGGTCCCGGGGAAATCGGCCTGCTACTTCTGTCCATTCCACCGGGTGGCCATGTGGGAGGACATGGCCCGGGACCGGCCCGATCTGTTCAACCGGGCCGCCGACCTCGAGGCCACCCTCAACACCCGCCGCGACACCCTCGGCAAAGATCACGTCTACCTCACCCGATACGGGATGCCGCTACGCGACGCGATCTCAGACCGGCAGCTGGTCCTGTTTGACGACGGGGCCGAAAGCTGCGACTCCGGCTATTGCATGACTTGACCCCACCTCAACCGGAAGGAAACCCCTTGTCCGCAACCGTGAAGCTCGGCTCACGCCTCCCCGCCGACGTCGAAACCAACGGGCTCGACGCCCAAGCCGCCGACCTCAACGACAACCCGGAACAGATCCGGGTGGCCGTGGTCTGGTACGACACCCTCAAGATCACCATAGACACCGACACCGGCGCCCACGTCCCCACCGTCCGGGTACGCCGGATCGAACCGATCGGGAACGTCGAGACCACCCCCGACGACCTCCGCAAGCTGGTCGACGCCGCCACCGAAACCCGAACCGGCCGTGTCCCGTTGCCGTTCGATGAAGTCGAAGTAGGCGACTAACCCCGTGAGGTTGGCCATTGCCGATCCCCCTTATCCGCCCGCGATCTACCGAGAGCGAACCGTCCCCCGCGCCTCCCGCTGGTACGGGCAGAATCAACAGTCCGCCACCGACCGGCCGGCCGACGCCCACCCCGACGCCGCCGAATGGGACGACCCCGCCCGACACCGGGCCCTCATGGCCGAGCTCACCGACACCTACGACGGATGGGCCCTAGCAACACCCCCCGATGGGCTCGAGGTGTACCGGCCATTACCACCCGGCGCACACGTCGCCGTATGGGTCAAGCTCAACTCGATCCCGGGCCCGGCCCGGATCCGATCATGCTGGGAGGCCGTGATCGTGTACCCCGCCCGCCGATCCTCACGAGGGATCGGGGTGGTGCCCGACGTCCTGGTCTGTGGCCAAGGGGGCCGGTTCGCCGGCGCCAAGCCGGCCCGGTGGACCAGGTGGATTCTGGCGATGATGGGCCACGACCCGACCGATACGGTGGCGGATCTGTTCCCCGGCTCGGGTGAAGTCACGGCCGAGCTCAACCAAGGCCGCCTCCTGTGATCCTCGAGGTGCCGATATCGGTGAAGGTGTACGGCCACCCCGCCCCCAAAGGATCGTTGCGTGTCGTCGGCCGTGGCCCCCATGCCAACGTGATCGAGGACAACGCCGCCACCAAAGGGTGGCGCGACATGATCCGACGCGCCGGCCGCGCCTGGTACACCGCCGCCAAGATCACCGAACCGATCACCGGACCCCTCGGCCTCGATGTGACCATCACCCTCGCCCGGCCCGCCACCATCACCCCCACCTCGAGACCCTGGCCAAGCAAGCAATCCCCCGGCCACGGCGACGTCGACAAGCTCGCCCGCCTCATACTCGACGGGCTACAGGATGCCCGCGTGTATGCCAACGATGCCCAAATAGTTGAGCTGTATGCACGCAAGATCTATCCCGACACCCCAGGAATCGACCCCGGAGACCGGCTAGAACGGCCCGGATGCGTGATCCGTCTCTACCCCATCACCCACGAATAGGCCCCCATGACCCTGCCTTGGGTCCGGCTCGACACCGGCCTCCCCACCCACCCCAAGTTCATCGCACTCCTCGAGGACGACCCCAACCCGGCCCGGTGGCGGGCCGCCTTCAGCTACATCGCCGCACTCGCCTGGGCCGGCGCCAATGAGACCGATGGAAAGATCCCCACCGTGGCCCTCAAATACGTTCACGGGACCCGCACAACCGCTGAGCTGTTGGTGAAACACGGACTGTGGGAGTCATGGGACAACGGATATCGGATCCACAACTTCGACCGCCGCCAACAGCTCGCCACCACCGCCGACACCAAACGACTCATGGCAAGTACGAACGCTTCACGGGCCGCGTGTGCCCGGTGGCACGGCCCCGACTGTTGGACCGAGGACGGATGTAGCCGCACCCTCGGCCCCACCTAAACAGCATGCGGACACGCAATGCCCGCCGCATGCATGCACGCATATGCACGCATCCATGCGGGCCGCAATGCTACGGACGGACGGACGGACGGACGGAGACGCATGCATCACCTAACGTGACCAACCTCCAGTCTCGTAACGCGCATACGCGCATAGCCCGAAACCCACAACCCGCGAGTAGCATTCGACCAACCCCACCCCCCAGGCATGGGCCACAACGTGAACCGAACCACCACCTACGGATGGAAGCAGCGCAGACTCCGATGGGCTAACCGCCTCCCATATCCCTGCTCGATCTGTGGGAAACCCGTTCAACCCTGGGACACCTGGGACCTCGACCACACCACCCCCCACGCATTGGGTGGCACCGACGACACCGCCCGGCCGTCTCATGCGAAGTGCAACACCTCCGAAGGTGGGAAGCTCGGCGCGGAAATTGCGCGAGTCGGTGCCGCTTTTTTGCGTGGCGAAACCCCGCGGATTGGGCCTGCCTCTGCCGGAGTACCCCCGGAAGATCCGACAGACGCCGCGACCACCCCCGGCCCGACAGATCCGGTCTGGAACCGGTGCCCGTGGCTCGAGGATCTCCGGAACGTCCCCGAGGGGGCGACGTGGCCGCGTCTCATGTCGGGGCCCCACCCGAACGCTGTGGGCAGCTACGGGCCGGAGGCTATCGCCTGGCTCGAGGCCGAGCATGGGCTGACACTCCGCTGGTGGCAGCGTCTGTGCATCACCCGCGAGCTCGAGCATGATGCGGCCGGCGCGCTGGTGTGGCTCGAGGTGTTGATCTCGACGGCCCGGCAGGTCGGGAAGTCTGTGAAGATCCGGGGTGGCGCGCTGTGGCGACTCCACGCCGCGGCCCGGTTCGGGGAGGAGCAGCTGATCCTTCACACCGGGAAGGATCTGCCGGTGTGCAAGGAGGTTCAACGCCCGGCGCGTGCATGGGCTCGGGCTCGGGCCGACCTCGGCTACAAGGTGCGTGAGCAGAATGGCAACGAGGAGATCCAAACCCCGGACGGTTCCCGCTGGATTGTCCGCGGGAAGGAGTCGGTCTACGGCTATCCGGCGTCGATGGGGCTGTGCGACGAGGCGTGGGGGGTGAAGGCCGAGGTGGTCGAGGATGGGCTCGAGCCGACCATGACGGAACGGGTCCAACCCCAGCTGGTGCTCGCCTCGACGGCCCACCGCAAGACCACGCCGCTGTTCCCCGCTCGACGGGCCGCCGCTATCGCCCACCTGGCCGCGCCCCTGTCGAGCCTGATCCTCGAATGGTCCGCGCCGCGTGGCGCCGACCTCGAGGACCGCGCCGGGTGGCGCCAAGCGTCGCCACACTGGTCACCGACTCGGGAGAAGCTCCTCGAGGCCCGGATCGAACGCGCCAAGGCCGGTGAGTCTGACGACCCCGACGAGGACGACCCCATCGAGTCGTTCCGATCGCAGTACCTCAACATCTGGCCGGTTCGGGCCGGCGCCGGATCCTCGAATGACGAGACGCTGATCGAGCCGGAAGTGTGGGCCGACCTCGGGGATCTGACGATCTCCGCGCCGGCGTCCGGCCTGGTGTGTGCTGTCGAGGATTGGGCCGGGATGGGTTCGGCCGGTGCTGCTGCTGCTCTCCTGCCTGACGGCCGCGTGCTGGTGTTCGGGGGGACGTTCGAGGGACGGGCCGACGCCCTGGCGTGGGCCGGGTATCTCCTCGAGACCCACCCCGGGTCACGGTTGGTGGTGGGTGCGTCTCTGGTGGGTGACGACGCCACCGTGGCTCTGGGGCTCGGGGATGGGGTCGAGTCCGCGGGGGCCGCTGAGACGCTGGTGGCGTTGCCGCTGCTCCGGCAGCTCGCCCGTGATCGGCGCCTGGTGCATGACGCCGACCCGGACCTAGCGGCGCAGCTGGCCGCCGTCCGGGTGGTGGCCCGTTCGGGGGGTCTGGGGATCTCGGCCCGTTCGGGCCGTTCGGATCTGGTCCGGGCTATGGGGTGGGCTGTCACTGAGGCTGTCCGGTCCCCGGTGGCCCTCGAATTCTTTGTCTACTGAGAGGCTGACCGATGCCCGCGACACGCGCCGATGTGGCTCGACGGTTGAACGGCTATCGCATGGCCGGCGCCTCGTACCGGACGGGTGGGATCCAACCCCGGTCGGCCTGGTCGTATCTCCTCGGGGAGACCCCGCCGACCAATACGGTTCTGCCGGCCACCGAGGCCGAGGCCCTGGCCATGCCGCCGTTCGGCCGTGGGGTGGCGCTCCTGGCGAACGCTGTGGCCTCGACTAGCTGGCACGCCGCCCGGTGGGATGCCGCGCTCGGGGTGTCGGTGAAGATCCCCGATCAACCGGCTGTAGTGACCAACCCATTCCCGAACACCACCCCGTGGAATTACCGTTGGGCCGCCACCGAGGACGGGATCCTCTATGGCAATCACTTCGCCCTTTACGGTGACCCGGACTCCTCGAATTCCTATTGGCCGAAGTTCCTGGTGCCGATACCCGCTGATCAGGTATGGGTGTTGAGCAACCCTGAGACCGGGGCCTGGTCGTGGACGTGGAATGGATCCGAGATCTCCCCGGCCGATCTCCTCCACGTCCCGTACGGGAACCGTTCGGGGGAGATCCTCGGCCGAGGGGTCCTGTATCAGTACGCCATGACCCTCGGGGGTTATGTGGCGGCCGAGGATCACGCCGGCGCCTACTTCGCTGGTGGCGCGCTCCCTCCGGCCGTCCTGCAATCCCCCACGGTCCTGACGCAAACCCAGGCCGCGGATCTTAAGACCTCCTGGCGGGCCATGACGTCGACCCGTGAGCCGGTGATCCTGCCGATGGGGTACGTCCTGACTCCGGTGGTGTCGACCGCTGTGGAGGCGCAGCTGGTCGAGGCCCGGACATGGAATGCCTCCCTGGTGGCGATGATGCTCGGGATCCCGCCGTGGAAGCTCGGCCTGGCCGGCCCCACCATGACGTACCAGAATGTCGAGACCGCGGATATTGATTTCATCCGTGACTCTGCCGACCGTTACGGGGCCCCCCTGGCCGCGGCATTCACGAAATACCTTGTTCCGGCCGGGAACACTGTGGTGTTCGACTACGCCGGCCGGATGCGGGCCGATCAGTCGACCACCGCCACCGTCCTAACCGCCTACACCGGCGCCGGGATCCTGACAAAGGACGAGGCTAGGGCCACCATCGGCCGGCCCCCGCTGACCACGACCGACACAATCGGCTCGACCCCGCAAGGGGTCCCCGAGCTAACCCCGAGTGAGGTGATCCCAAGTGAGTGAGCTGCTGATCCAACGTGCCATGCCCCTCGAGCTGGCCCCGACCGGGGATGGGTGGACCGTGCATGGTCTCGCCGTCCCGTATGGGGTCGAGTCGGTGGTGTCTGACGATGGTGGCGCCTCCACCTATGTCGAGGAGTTCGCCGGTGGGTCTTTCTCCCGCGACGTCGGGAAAGGGGGCCGGTGGGTCAATCTCATGCTTGGCCACCGTGGCGACGAGGGGGACCGGTTCCTTGGCCGGTGTGTGGGCCTCGAGGAGACCGATACGGGTCTGTTCCCCGCGTTCCGGCTCGACCGGTCCCACCCCTCGGCCGAGGCCGCCCGTTCCGGTGAGCTCACCGGGTGGTCTGTCTCGGCCCACGTCTACCGGTCCCGGGAGATCATGCGCCGCGGCCGGAAGGTCGTACTGCGGGAGGTGTGTGGCCTGTCGCATGTGGCGGCCACCCCCCGGCCTCAGTACGCCGGCGCCGGTGTCCTGGTGGCCCGTGATCATGTGATGATCGAGGCCCCCCCGTCGACTCCGCTGCTCGACGCGATCCGATCTCGGGGGTATGGTCGGCCTAGTTGAGCCGCCACCCGGCCCGAAGCTACCCGCCACCCGGCCACCGAGCCGCCACCCGGGAGAGCCGCCACCCGGCCTAGATGTGTTGCTATCCGTCTATGGCCCGGGAGGACCGTAATGGGCAAGTATCTGGAAAGACTCCGCGACGAGTTCGACACGATCACCCAGGGAATCAACACCCTGATCGACCGGGCCGCCGACGAGAACCGCGACGTATCCCCGGACGAGGCCCGCCAAGTCGAACGCGACGAGGGACGCCTCACCGAGCTCGGGACCGCGATCGAGCGTTACGCCTCGATCGAGGACACCACCGCCGCCGTGGCCAACATCGCCCGCTCGACACCGCCACGGCAGACCACCACCGGCCCCCCGTCCCCCGAGGTGTACGACATCGCCCGCGAGTTCCCCTCCGCGGGCGACTACGCCGCGACACTCCACCGGGCATGGGTGAAGAAAGACCCTGAAGCGATCGAGAAGATCGACCGGGCCACCGCCCACCAAAAGACCACCGACAACCCGGGTCTGATCCCACGGCCGGTGGTGGGGCCGCTGCTCAACTCCCTGTCCGGGGCCCGGCCATGCATCAACAGCTTCGGGGTCCGGCCGGCGCCGGCGCCGAAGTTCGACCGGCCCCGGATCGACCAACATGTGGCCGTGGCGATCCAGGCCGTCGAGAAGGATCCGACCGCCTCCCGAGAGATGAAGATTGGCGCTGTCCCGGTGTCTCTGCAGACGTGGGCCGGCCACCTCAACATCTCGAAACAGGACATCCGGTGGACCCAACCCTCGATCCTGCAAGTCGTGTTCGACGACTTCACCCGGATCTACGGCCGCGAGACCGAACATGCCGTGTGCATCGAGTTCCCCACCCTGGTCCCCAACACCGCGCCCCTGGCCGACTTCACGCCGGCCGCCGTGGATGCGTTCCTACGGTCGGCGCTCGGCACGGTTATGCAGGACGCCGACGACGCCCTGATCAACACCGTGTGGATGAGTCTCGACGTGTGGGCCGGCCTCGGCGGGGCCACGTATCCGCAAGGGGGTAAGGCATTCAACCTCCCCTTGGGGATGGGAGGCGACGTCCTGGGCCTCAATGCTGTGGTAGATCCACACTTCGAGGACGGGACCCTGATCGTGGGTGACTCCGCCCACGGTGAAGTCTGGGAGGACCTCGAGGGGTTCCTATCCGTCGATGAGCCGTCCGTGCTCGGGCAGCTGGTCGGATACGCCGGCTACCTCGACTTCGTGCTCCTCAACCCGCTTGCGTTCCTGAAGGCCGAGATCGGTGGGGCCGCCCGTAGCGGGACCGCCACCCCGGCCACCCCGGCCAAGTAGAGGGTCCGGGTGGGGTCGACATGACGAAACCGACGATCGCTGAAGTACGGGACTACGTGAAGGTCCCGACGACGGCCCTGTCGGATGCCGACCTCACCCGGATCTACAACGCCGCCACCGACGACCAAACCAACCGGTGTCGGATCTCCGAGCCGTTCCCCGACGCCCTGGCGCAGGCATTCATGCGTCGGATCCAACGGGAGATAGCCGCCCGTAACCTCCCCCTGGGGGTGATCGGGGCCGACGCCGCCGAATACGCCCCCACCCGGGTCCCGATGTTCGATGCCCTGATCGAGGCCCACGAGCTCCCGTACCGTCTGGTGGTGCTCGCATGACGCCCCCGGTGGTGACACCCCTGCCGACCGAGGTGGTGCTGTCGCCGGAGGTGGCCGCGATCCTCGCCGCCCTGGCCACCGTCCCCGGACTGACCCCCACCCCGGACAACCCGGACGTGGCCACCCCCGGCGCCGCGTGGCCGAGGTGGACCGAGACCCGGTATCTCGGCGGGAAGCTGTCGGCCCGTCCGGTCTCCACGTTCGACGTGATCGTGGTCCTGCCGGCCGGGTACGGGCCGACGACGACCGCGGCGGCCCTCGAGATCCGCGACACCATCGCCAAGGCCCTCGGCCATGCGGGGCCCGTCGAGAACGCTCAACCGGTCCTAGTCACGTTCGGGGACGGGAACGACATGCCCGCGATCCGTTACCGGGTCACCCCCCGGATCCGCTGAAAGGAAACCCCCATGACTGACACCGACACCGACACCCGCGACGCCCCCGCGCCGCGGGCCGACTCACCCGAGCCGGTCGTGTTCGAGTTCGGGGACGGGACCCTCACCATCGGGCAGACCGGGACCCCGATTGATGTGTCCTGCCTGGTCAACTCCGCGAAGGTCACCCCGTCCAAAGACCAAGCCGACTCGACAACCAAGCTGTGCGGGACCGTCCGACAGGGGAAGGTGACCTACACCTACGCCCTGTCCGGCAACGTCGACGTGGACATTGCCGACGAGGCCGGACTGTTCGCCCTGGGATGGGCCTACCCCGGGACGGAATGCGAGTTCACCTTCACCCCCTCGATCGAGGCCGGGACCGCTATGGCCGGGGTCCTGGTGATCGACCCCCTCGAGTTCGGGGGCGACGAGACCGGCGCCACGATGGTCTCTGACTTCGAGTTCTCCATCGTCGGTAAGCCCACCCTCACCTACGCCGTACCGGCCCCGTAGCGGCTATGGCCGGCGCCACCATCGAAGTCGAGGGGGCCCGCGAGCTACGCCGATCCCTGACAAAGGCCGGCGCCGACCTCGAGGATCTCAAGACCGCCCACCGGGAAGTCGGGGCCTATGTGGGGGCCCGGGCCGTGGCGAACGCCCCGAAGGTCTCCGGCCGCCTCGCCGCGTCCATGCGGCCGGCCTCGGCTAAGACCTCGGCCACCGTCCGGTTCGGGTCGGCCTCGATCCCGTACGCCGGGGTGATCCATTGGGGGTGGGCCGGCCACAACATCACCGCCAACCCGTTCGCCTCGACCGCGGCCGAGGAGACCGAGCCGACCTGGCTCGATATGTACTTCCGGGCCGTCGAGCAGCTGGTGGCCAAAGTGAAGGGGAAGTGATGGACGTTCGACTTTCGACGCCGCGACTCCGGGTGATCCGGGCCTCCGATGAAACCCCGTTCGAGGTACAGACCATCAATCCCGATCTGGTGCTGTGGGACCGGACTAGGGCCAAACACAAATGGCCGAAGATCGATGATGCCCCGTTCCTGTGGCTCACGTTCATCGCATGGGCCGCGGCCCGCCGTTCCCGCGTGATCGGCCCCGAAATCACTTACGAGGCATTCGAGGCCGACACGCTCGCCGTCGAGGCCCTCGAGGACGACGACGACGAGACCGGACTCCCTACCCTGCCGGGTCCCGGTCCCGGCTGATCTGCGAGATATCGGTGGCCACCAACACCGCGCCGGGCCAATGGTGGACCGAGTCGGCCGAGACCCTGGCCACCGTGATCGACGTACTTAAGAGAGAGGCGGATCGCCAACGTGGCTAGTCATTCCGCGATCCTCTCCATCAAGATCCTGACCGACGCCCGCGACGCCGCGAAGGGGATGGAACAGGCATCGTCGGGGGTCGACAAATGGAAGGGGCGACTCAACACCGCCGCGAAGGGGGCCGGGATTGTCCTGGCCGGGCTCGGCGCCGCTGCTATCTCGTTCGGGAAGGCCGCCGCCGACGACGCCCAGGGGGCCGCCGTCCTGGCCAAGTCCCTGCAGAATTCCACCGGCGCCACCAAAGATCAGGTCTCCGCGGTCGAGGATTGGATCACCAAGACCACCCTGGCCACCGGGGTAGCTGACGACGACCTACGGCCGGCCCTGGGGACCCTCGCCCGGGCCACCGGTTCGGTGGCCAAGTCGCAGAAAGCGATGAACCTGGCGCTCGATATCGCCGCCGCCACCGGGAAGGATGTCGGGTCGGTCTCCGAGGCCCTGGCGAAGGGGTACGCCGGGAACACCGCGGGCCTGGCGCGCCTGGTCCCCGGTCTCAGTAAGGCCGTGCTGGCTACCGGGGACATGAACAAGATATCCAAGGAGCTCGCCCGGACCACCGGTGGCTCTGCGGCCGCCGCGGCCGACACCGCGGCCGGGAAATATGCCCGCATGCAAGTCGCCATACAGGAAACCAAGGAATCTCTGGGGACCGCGCTGCTCCCGATCATGTCGAAGGTCTCGAGCATCCTCGGGGAGATGGCTGTGGTGATCGGGAAGAACACCGGCGCGTTCACCATCATCGCCGGCGTTATCGCTGCTGTAGCCGCCGCGATCGTAGTTCTCAACTTCGCGCTGAAGGCCTACAACACCATCCTCGAGGTGGTCCGGATCGCCCAAGCCTCGACGTGGGCCGCGGCCCTCGGCCCGATCGCCCTGGTGATCGCCGCGATCGTGCTGATCGTGGCCGCGATCGTGATTCTCTACAAGAAATCCGCCACGTTCCGCAACTTCGTGGACGCCATGTGGCGAGGCATCAAAGATGGGGCCCTGGCTGTGGTGGCCGCGATCCGGCCCGCGTTCAATGCGCTGTTCGCCGCGCTGAAGGTATACGTCCAAGTGTGGTGGGCCTATCTCAAGCTGGTGTTTGGTCTGATCAAGGGGGCCGTGCAGCTGGTGGTGGCGATCTTCAAGGGGGATTGGCGTGGGGCCCTCGACGCCGTCCGGGGGATCCTGGCCTCGTTCAAGCAGTTCTTTGTCTCGATCTTCAACCTCCTCCCCGGCCCGGTGAAGGATGCCCTCAACTCGATCCGGGGATTCATCACCGGCGCGTTCACCGGCGCGAAATCCACCGTGGCCACCGTGATCGGATGGATCAAGACCGCGATATCGGGGATCAAGACCACCGCCCAAAGCGTGTTCGGGGGCCTCGAGGCCGTGCTCACCGCCCCGTTCAATGCCGCCCGCTCGGCCGTCGAATCCCTGATCGGGTGGGTGGACACCCTCCTCGACAAGATCTCCTCCATCAAGCTCCCGAGCGTCGGGGGGATCCTCGGCCACCTCCCCGGGCTCAACATGGCCCCCGAGGTGCCGACCGGGCCGGCCGGCCGTACGTTCGCCGCTGACCCCACCGTGACCGGGATGGGGGCCCGTAGCCGTACGGCCGGTGGCTCGGGGCCGACCATCATCGTCCAAGGGGCCCTCGACCCCGAAGCTGTGGCCCGGCAGATCCGAGCGATCCTGTCCGGCCACGACCGCCGCGTCGGGCTCACCGGTAGGGCCGTCTGATGATCGGGACACACACGGCCACCATCGGAGGGTTCGATGTGTCCTGCCTGGTGGATGAGATCTCCCTCGTGCATGGCCGCGCCGACACCACCGCGCAACCGGTGGCCTCCGCTGCGACAATCAGTCTTGACCTCACCGGGGACGAGCTCCCCGGTGAGGCTGAGATCGGGGCCCCGGTGACCATCACCACCGACCTCGGGGCCGGGCCGGTGACCCGGTTCTCCGGACGGGTTACCGACCTATCCCTGGGATGGGTCGACACCGGGACTGACACCCCCGTCTCGGGGATAGCGCAGATCATGGCCGTGGGCCGTCTGGCCGACCTCGGCCGCCGTGTGATCGGGGACGAACCGTGGCCGGCCGAGCTCGACGGGGCCCGCGTGGCCCGGGCCCTGGCCCTGGCCGGGGTGACCCTCGACCCGGTGCAGTCCGATCCCGGTACGGTGACGATCCTTCCCCGCGACGTCGACTCGCAAGACACCCTGACGATCGTGTCTGAGGTGGCTGTCTCGGCCGGGGGTCTGGTGTGGGAGACCACCGGGGGTGAGATCCGGTATGCCGACGCGGAACACCGCCGCAACGTAGACCGGCGCCTGGCGCTCGATTCCTGTGAGCTGCTGGTGTCGCCGGTGTGGTCGAGGACCCTGCAAGGCACCACCAACAAGGTGTCCCTGGGGTACGGGGTGGCCCCCGAAGGGGGCGAACAACCTCGGGCCGAGGCCGTGAACGCGGAATCAGTGGCCCGGTACGGGATCTACGACTACTCCACCACGACCCTCCTGGCCGAGGCCGACGACGCGGACGCCTATGCCCGTCTACTGATCACCCGTAACGGGTTCCCGGTGTGGATCATGCCGGCCCTGCCGATCGACATGGCCTCCCTCGACGGGGCCACCACCGCCGACCTCCTGGCGCTCGACGTGGGGGATCTCCTCGACCTCACCGGCCTCCCCGAGATCACCCCCTCGGCCCCCACCACAACCTCCCTGTGGGTCGAGGGATGGACCGAGCGTCTGGCGTGGGAGACCCACGAGCTCGAGGTGGTGGTGTCCGGGTACTGCCGCACCGTCCCGCCGCCACGGTGGGACGACGTCGACCCGGCCTACACCTGGGACGACATGGCCACCCCGGGTCTCGGGCCCACCGCGCTGACCCCGCGGCCCCCCACCTGGGACGACATGGCCTGCCTGCCTCCCCTGCAACGCCACGACCGGTGGACGGATCTGCCGGCCTCCCAACGGTGGGACACCACCGACCCCGCCGCCACCTGGGACAACCCGATCGAGGAGACAACGCCATGACCGCGACGACACCGACCGGGTGGCCGTACCCCGAGGGAACAGACCGGGTGATGGATGGGGATGATGCGATCCACGCCCTAGCGTCCCGGCTCGACACCCTCCTCGGCTACGGAATCGCCTCGGGGGTGGCACTAACCCCGGTCCCCCCGGCCTACGACACCGTCGTGAGTGTCCCGGTGGTGTTCCCTGCCGGCCGGTTCACGAAACCGCCGACCGTGCTGGTCTCCTCGAATGCGAACCACCCCGAGGCTGTTGGGGTAACAAGCTCTGTCGTCACCGCCGAAGGTTTCACCGCGCTAGGGGCTCGACACACCGGGCCGCTAGTTGAGATCCAAGTGATGTGGATAGCCCACGATCACGACTAACGGAAGGACAAACAGACATGACCGAGCAGACCCCCGACCCGACCGAGGCCGAGACCGAGGCCGCGGCCGCCAAGACCAAGACCGAGAGCAAGACCGAGACCACCAAGACCACCGAGACCGAGGAGGGGCTGAAGCTCGACACCACCGAGACCGAGCCCTACCCCGGCGCCGGTGGTGCCCAGGACGACGACGACGACGAGGGGGAGGCCGATGGTCGTACAGACCGCTAACGAGGCTGTGGGCAATGCCGACGCCTATGGCAGCTGCGAACCGGGGATGTGTCTGAAGTACGTCCGGACATGGCTCGAGATCGGCAGCTCGGCCGCCGACGCGATCGGCGCATGGAACGCCGCGAAGCATCGCCACCCGGGCGACAAACACCCCCCCAAGGGGGCCCCGGTGTTCTGGAAGTCCGGCTCGGGTGGATCCGGACATGGCCATATTGCGATCGTTCGGGGTGGGAACATGCGTTCCACCGACATCCCGAGCTCGGGGAAGGTCGGCAACGACGACGGATCCTGGCCGCGGATCCATTGGGGACAGACCTATCTCGGGTGGACCGAGGACCTCAACGGGATCCTGATTCCCTACCTTCGCCCGGCCGAGGCCGATTGGCGGGCCTCCGGGGAGGTGTACGTCGAGAAGCTCCACCAACACCAACAGGATTCCCAATCCGTGAGCCGGCTACGGTGGCGCCTCGAGCATCACCCGGACCTTCCCAACAGTCACGACCCGGGCCTCGGGACCGCCTCGACCACCGGCGCCACCTACGGGATCGAGGTGCTCGAGGCCGTCCGGTACTGGCAGCGCAACATATGCGCCGCGGACGTCCCCGGGCCTCGGGACGGTACTTCGATGTCGAACGCTCAAGCTAATCGACTGTTCGGGGAGGCGTACGAGGTGATCGAGGAGTGATCCGCCCCGATGTCCTGGCGATCCTGCTGGTGGCGATCCTGGTGATCGCCGTCCTGATCCTCGTGCAGGTCTGGTCGTAGCTGCTGTGAGACGCGGCGCGAGTGTGTTCGATTGGGTCGCCGGGATCCTCGCCGCCGGCCTGGTGCTGGCGATCAACACCATCACGATCGCCACCCTCTACGGGGTGATCACGCGGCCCCCTGGCGACGGGATCTCCCCGAACGCCGCCCAAGTTCTCACCACCGCGTTCGGGGGAATCATCGGGGTGCTCGGGTCGTATGTGGGCTACCGGGCCGGGACCCAACACCACACCACCACCACAATCGAAGGGGCCGAGGATGACTCTCCTGCCGGATAACGTGTCGTACGGGAAGGTCACCGGCCGGATCCATTGGGTGATGCCCGACACCCCCGACACCGACTCCTACCCGAACGCCGACCCCTCGATCGGGACTGTCACCTTCACCGCGAGACCGGGCTATCTCCTCGACGGGGCCGCCGACCCACCGACCATGCTGGTCCCGATCCCCCTGGTGGCCACCCTCGACACCAACGGGGATCTGGTCGACGCCCAAGGCAACCAGGGGATCTACCTGATCGCCACCACCGACCCGGACCTCAACCCCATCGGATGGACCTACACCGGCAAGATCGAGCTGGCCGGCAACCCCGACCCGTTCACCCGTGAATTCACCTTCGAGCTCCCGGCAGACTCGACCGTCGACATCACCACCCTGGTCGAGATCCCGTCCGACCTCGGGACCCCCATCGCCCAAGGCCCCCCCGGTTCGCCTGGGATCTCACCGGAGGAGATCGAGGATCTCGACAACCGGGTGGACACCATCGAGGAGCAGATAGACGCCATGCTGGCGCTGATCCTGAACCTCGGGTCCACCACCACCTACAGCTACGAGGACCCCGGGAAGAAGAACGGGGATCCGGTGGTGGCCGGGCAGTACGGGGTGCTCGCCAAGACCGGGCCCCCGGTCTACTCGACCGCGGCCGGCCTCCACACCGCCGACGACACCCAACCGGCCCTGGGGATCGACGGATCCGCGGCCGGGTCGACCATGATGTACCGGGTCTCCAACCCATCGGGGGAGGCCGGGTCTGTCTACATCAATTGCCAGAATCGGCCCCTTAACCCCACCGGGATCTTCGAGCTCCGTTCCGTTGTCCCCGCGATGATGGTTCGGCTCACGATGCTCAACTCGGGCAAGATCTCCTGGCGCGACGCCACCGACACCGAGAAAGCCAAGACCACCTGGCAGGCCGTGGCCGGTGAATGGTGGCGCCTGGCGTGGCTGATCTCCCTCGGGGTGTACGGGCCACAAATCGAGTTCCGGATCTACACCGGAAACAACCTCGAGACCTCGAGCCCATCCGAGGTGTGGTCCTATCCGCTACTCGACACCCCCGGCCGGTATGCGATCGGGAACGCCGGGGGCCTCCCCAACGGGATCCGCCAATTCTGGGACACTTTCTCGATCCGGGGAGACTCCACTATGTGGATCCCCCCGGCCGCCCCCGTCGAAGGCCGCCCGTCGTACGTCTACGGCCAAGCCTGGCCCGGCGTGAACACCTCCACCGAGCTCGCCGTGGCGTTCCTGTACCAACCGGGCGACGCCGGCCTGGCCGCATGCGCCGCCTGGTCGACGTCGCCGGCCATGACCGCCCCGAGCTTCACCCAACCCAACACCCTCGATGAGTTCGGGATCGCCAAGCACTCGATCCCCGGCCTGACCCCCGCCACGACCTACTATCTGCAACCGGCCACCGCGACGAGCCACGTCCTGTTCGGGGAGATCCTGAAGGTCAAGACCCTCCCCGCGCCGGCCACCCCCTGGTCAATGAAGATCCACGTTGGGTCGTGCATGTCGAACGCCACCGCCTACGCGGAAGCGTGCAACGTCGACATCTCCGCGTGGGGCCCCGACGCCCACGCCCTCCTCGGGGACGACGGCTATTGGGGTGGATCCATGTCCGGGGACGACCCCCCAAGCCGCGACATCGGGAAGTACCGGAACCTCTACCAGAAGTTCCCCGAGAAGCGCCGCGCCGATCAGTCCGCCCTCATCCTGGCCCGATGCATCTCCGACCATGAGCTCTGCGACAACGGGGACACCAACGGGCCGGACAACCCGATCAAGACCGGTGGCGCCTACAACATGCCGCAATCCATCCGGCAGCTGGTGGCCTGGCAGGCCCTCAACCCGTGTGTCCATTGGGGGGATGTGCGGGACCCACGCCGCCACCGCGGCTACTCCTACGACATCGGCTCGAAACTCCGGGTGATCGTGACCGACTTCCGGACCCCTGACCGGTCCCTGGTGCTCGAGCCGGACTCACCCACCAAGACGATGTACGGCCAAGCGCAGCTGGACTGGCTGTTCTCCCGGTTCGACAACAGGAAGATGCACCTGATCTTTCAAGAGACGGCCTGGACCGCTGATCAGATCTTCGTGGCCAACGATGCGGGCGACAAGCCGTGGCACTACCCCACCGAACACTCGAAGATCTCCGCCCGGATCGAAGGCACGGACGGGTATCAGGCCGGGGGCTACCGGGTGGCCATGTTCGGAGGAGACCGCCACCTCGTGGGCTACTGCTCCGCGGCCGATAACCGGTTCGGCCACTTCCCGGTCTACATCGGGTCCGGGTGGGAGAAGAACGGTCTCCCGATGGTCCCGGGCGAGACCTACACCTGGAAGTTCGGGAACCAACCCCCCGTCCGGACTGTCATGGGCTACATGCAGATCGTGCTGAGCTACGACGGGGCCGACACCTTCACGATCGACGCCACCGCCCGGGTAGCAGACACGCTGTCCGCGACGACGCCCACCCTGTTCTACACCCCACCGGGCATGACCGTCCGTGACACCTTCGTAGTCCCCTCGGCCCCCCTGGCGCTGGACCCAAACGAGGCCCCAACACCACGGGTCAAAGGGTCGACGCCTCGCCCGTGACTCACGAGGTGACACACGGTGACACACGGGGTGACACACAACCGGCGATTTCGTGTGTCACCAAACCGCGTATTCCGTGACACACGAGGGGTGTTTATCGGACATCCTGGCAAGTCGTGACACACGAAAGCCCTGGTCACGCCGCTGACCTGGGGGTTTGTCACTCCTGGGGGTCAAGGGGTCGCAGGTTCAAATCCTGTCAGCCCGACAACGACATATCCGCAGGTCAGAGGCACAATCAGCCTCCCGCTCAACCCTCTCGAAACTACCCGCGTGTGTCACCGTGTGTCACCGTATGCCAGAATCGGTGACACACGCCCCACCCCTGGGGCACCATGAGACACCCCCCGAGAGGACCCCGATGTACGTCGTCAAGCTCCCGTCTGGCCGGTGGCGTGCCACCTTCCGAGCCGGTGGCCGCGGATCCACGCGGCACTCTGCGACCTTCGATTACGAGTACGAGGCCGAGGCGTGGGCCGAGGCCGGGGAGCGTCGGGCCCGCCGCGCTGCTCGAGGCGACACACCCCCGGCCGAGATCCCGACCCCGGCCCCCGCGCTCGAGGTGGCGGCCGAGCCCGTCCGGAGATCGAGCCCGGCCGAGTCGACCCTAACCGTGGCCCAGCACGGCCGCGACATGATCAACCGTCGAGCCGGACGCCTCACCGATGGGACTGTCCGCGGGTATCGCACCCACCTCACCGGCCTGATCCTGTCCGGTATCGGGGACCGGCCGCTAGGGGATCTCCGACGCTCCGACGTCGAGCGTTGGATCACCACCCAAGTCGAGGACAACACCGGCCGGGCGACGATCAATGCTCGGCTGAAGCTGCTCCGGATGATCACCCGGGACGCTCGGGCCGAGCTGGTGGTGTCGTCCGACGCCGGCGCCGGGGTGGCCGACCTCGCCACCGACATCCCCGAGAAGCGTTCGATCACCGAGACCGACGAGGCGAAGCTCCTCCTGGCCTGTCCGGCCCCCCTCGACGTGGCCGTGATGATCGCCCTCGACGCCGGCCTCCGGTGGTCTGAGGTGTACGGGCTCGACGTGGCCTCGATCGTGCAAGGCGACTACATCCACGTCCGGCAGGTGGTCGAGCGGACCACCCGGAAGATCCGCCACTACCCCAAGAGCCACCGGGCCCGGACGGTTCCCCTCGGGACCGACCGCCTGGCGAAGGCCCTGGGGCCGGTGGTCCGTGAGGCCCGCGAGCGTGGCGGCCCCGGCGCGCTGCTGTTCCCGTCGTTCACCGGTGGCCCGATGTCGTACGAGTCGTGGAGGCGACTCCGGTGGACCCCGGCCGCCTCGGCCTCGGGCCTGGTGCCGCTGCTCGGGTTCCATGAGCTCCGGCACACCTACGGCTCGAGACTGGCCGCGGCCGGGGTGCCGCGTTCGGAGATTGCCGAGCTGATGGGTCACGCGGACGAGTCGACCACCCGCGGCTACATCCACACCGGGGACGACGGGGCCCGGCTGACCCTGGTACGGGCCGCGCTCGACGCCCGCCGCCCGGCCAAGGGGAAGCGGAAGGCCCGGGCCTAGCCTCGAGCCCACCGGGGGCCGTTGTGGATCACGACCTCGACGGGGGAGACGATCTCGAGCCGCGCCATGTCACCCCCCGCTAGGCGCCTGGCCGCCGCCATGAGGGTCGGATCCACCCTGGTCACTGTCGGGGGGGCCACGACGGGTCGACGTACGACGGGACCGTGGCGGGGTGCTGG